CCCGAGATTAACGATAATCATCGTGGGAACAGGCGTATAGGTTTAGGCGTGATGGGCTTAGCAGAAATGCTGGTCAGAATGGGTCTCAAGTATGGTGACGAAGAGGCAGTAGTGTTTACGGATGCCTTGTTTGAGACTCTCGCAGAAGAAGCTTATTTGGCTTCTGTTGATCTCGCCAAAGAGAAGGGGGCATTCCCCCGTTTTAATGCAGAAAAGTATCTGCAGTCAGGATTCATGCGTGGCATGAGTACTGAAGTTCGTGCTGCTGTTGAAGAGCATGGTATTAGAAATGTTTGTTTATTAACCGTTGCTCCAACCGGAACAACGGGCACAATGATGGGAACCAGCACCGGTATCGAACCGTATTTTGATTGGACGTATTCCAGGCAAAGTCGTTTAGGGGTTCATACTGAAGTTGTTCCTGTTGTCAAAGATTTGGGACTCGATTTACAGAATCTTCCGTCGTATTGTGTTACGACTAGAGATCTTGCTCCAGAGGACCATATTAATATTCAGAGCGTAGCGCAACGGTGGGTTGACTCAGCGATTAGCAAGACAACCAATTGTCCATCAGATTATACTGTGGATGAGACAGACCGTTTGTATCGTCTTGCATACGATAAGGGATGCAAGGGGATTACGATATATAGGGATGGGTCCAGACATGAGCAGGTGTTAACTTCCGACGACAACGTTGAAGTTGAATCGTGTAGAATAGATGACCCTGATTGTCAAACATGCGCTCTATAATCTATGGACAAATATGTAATAAAAGAATATATATGCCATGAAACTGGTGAATATGACACCATAGAGTTCACGGAAGGGGCGCAAGTTCCTAAAAGTTACTCAATGGTGTCTGAAATTACTAGGTGTTTGGTAAAATTTGAGCAAGTTGATGAAGAAAACGACATATAGTCGTGCCTTTTTATCAATTTTGTGATATGATATCAACATGATTGGTAGAAATTACGTAGATCGCGGTGGGATTTTGATGTCCGACCGCATTTTTGGCATTTGTGCATGGCGATTACCCAATGGGGAACTACTCATGGACGTAGATCGCAACATTATGTGTGCAGAAGGCTTTGTGGGTGATCCTGTTATTGAAAGGCAAGTTGCTGAAGCTGCTGCCTATTGGTCTGATAAGGCCGGCGGGAAGGTTCATTGGGTCGAGGGGGCTAGAAAAGTCAGCGACGCAGAGGCCGAAGGCCAAACTGAGCGACTGTTGGATGGAAAGATTCCTGATCCGATGGAAGACTTTTTTGATCCTACTAAAGTAATGCCCGGAGATGGAGGAAGTCATGACTAAATTTGTTGAAGACGAAGAAGAGGTTCCAGAAATCGATGATGTGTCATATGTTGGATTTGATGTAGTTAATAAAAACAGTGATCATTTTAGAAAGGTCAAAGTTTCTGACCTTCCCACGAAGGCTAAGCGCAGGGCAACAAGGTTAATTAAGAAAGCCATTGATACTGAGGGGGCTGGAAGTAAATATGTTGATCCTGAGACAATCGATGGGTATGCATTATTTGATGTCGTTACCCCACCATACGATTTGGAAACTTTGGCAGAACTATACGAGCAAAGCTCAATACATTATGCTGCAGTAAATGCAAGGACCATGAACACTGTTGGTCTTGGATACCGTTTTGATGACAGCGTAAAGGGCAAAAAGAAGTTGGAGCGCTCTCAGAGTACAAAAGCCAAATTGGATAGAGTACGACAAGACATTGACAGGTCGAAAAGGAAGATGGAAGAGTTGTTTGATGCTTTTAATGAACATGAGACGTTTATTGAAAGCATGATCAAAGTTTGGAGCGACTATCTTACTGTTGGTAACGGCTATCTGGAAATTAGTAGAACAAACTCTGGTAAGATCGGTTATGTTGGGCATGTCCCGGCGACCCTGGTCAGGGTGCGACGCAACAGGGATGGTTTCATTCAGTTGGCAAATACCTCAAAGGTCAATGCTGTGTTTTTCAGAAACTTCCAGGATTTAGAGACTGTTGATCCGCTTGGCAAAGACTCTAGCCCAAACGAGTTAATACAGTTTAAATCGTATACTCCTAATAACACATATTATGGGGTACCGCCAGCCGTTCCTGCTGCTGCCGCCATTATTGGGGACAAGTTTGCAAAGGAGTACAACATTGACTATTTTGAGAATAAGGCAATCCCTCGATATGCCATTATTCTCAAAGGTGCAAAGCTGAGTCAGAAATCTAAAGACCAACTTGTGAACTACTTCCGTCAGGAAGTGAAGGGCAAACATCATGGGACTTTGATTATTCCTTTGCCTCCTTCTATGGGTAATGATTCTGACGTAAGATTTGAAAAACTTGAGGCAGGAGTTCAGGACTCCTCATTTGATAAATATCGTAAAGCAAATAGAGACGAGATTTTAGTCGGCAACCGGGTGCCGGCACCAAAGGTTGGCGTTTATGACAACGCCAACTTGGCCGTGTCTAGGGATGCTGATAAGACATTTAAGACTCAAGTCGTTGGTCCCGATCAAAAGATCATTGAGAAGAGAATCAATAGGATTGTCAAAGAGTATACTGAGCTTGTAAATTTCAGATTTGAAACGATTGACCTTATTGACGACGATATTCAATCTCGAATCAACGACAGGTACCTCAGGACAGAGGTTGTTACCCCGAATGAAGTTAGAGAACAGATGGGGATACCTCAGCGCACTGGAGGCAATGAGATTCTTCCATTCCCGTCCAACGTCAGAATGCGACAGTTGGATATGGATGAGAAAGAAAAGAAAGAAGAAGCCAAAAAGCCACCGGGCGCACCGGATGGTAATGATAATGCTGAGTCTGGCTCTCCGCCTAAAGCGGGACCAGATAAACCAGGTGGTCAAGCCCCTACGGCGGTCACTGGAGAAAGGCGAGAACGTGGGGAAGCACAAGATGAATAAAGGAGGACACTATGTCTTATAATGGAATGGAATCTACCGTCTGGTGGGGCACCCCGGACGGATACCAGGACTCTGATGGAGTAATCCAGATTACGGCTCTTGGTGGCGATCATATTTCGATAAGTTGTTTATGGGTATGGAATTCACATGCGACGACCATCGCTACAATACAATTTGATGGTGGCTCAACTGACCAGCGTAGAATTGCAATACCACCTGGTGGCGCTGCTTATATGGCCGTACCCGGAAACCACCACAGTTTTGAAGTCAAGACTACTGCCGTTAACTGTCGTGTATCTGCTACTAGCTCGTAACACAATTTGCGTTTTTATGCAATAAATAGTATATTAATGAATACAGGAGGCGATTATGCAAGATAATACGTTTCGTGTGTCTTTTCCTATTGAGATGATCAAAAAGGAAGAGCGCATTGTAACAGGAGTTGCCACCGCCGACAATGTAGATAGTTCTGGTGACATTCTCGAGTTTGGTGCCTCCACAAAAGCCTTTAAGGCTTGGCGTGGTAACATCAGAGAGATGCACGCCCCGGTTGCCGTTGGTAAGGCAATCGATTATGAACCTATCGAATTAGAAATTGATGGTGCCCTACATAAGGGCATGAGGCTGTCTGCGTTTGTATCCAAGGGTGCCCAAAGTACTTGGGAGAAGGTCTTGGACGGAACGCTGTCAGCGTTTTCAGTTGGTGGAAGAATACTAGAAAAGAACATAGATGAAGTTTTAAGCAAACAATTGGGTAGACCTGTCCATCGTATAAGTAAATATGAGCTTGGCGAGGTTAGTCTGGTAGATAATCCGGCTAATCCCGCTGCTGTTGTAGAATTGGTTAAATCAAATGAGGCAGGAGAGTTGTGTTATGTACTTGAAATGGATGAAGATGATATAGAATCGAACACAAGTTTGCAAAAAGATGAAGATTATGATAATGTTTTAAGTGTGAATGACCAAACATTTGCAGAAACTGCGGACGTTTTGGGGGGCTTTACCGTTGAGGATAAGGTGTCCCTGCTTCGCCGTTTCGTAAATTGGCTTCACACTGATATGGAAAATGAAAATTCCGCATCAAACGACATAGAGAAGTTTGAAAATGAAGCTTCTCCTGACTTAAATCAAGAATCCGAAGGAGATAATAACATGGATATTGAAATGCTTAAGGATGCGCTTGGTGCAGTCGTTGATGAGAAGCTTCCCTCGTTCCGTGAGGAACTTAAGTCCGATATTGTGGCTTATGTAGATGAGAAGTTAGATTCAGTTGCAAAAAGCGTTGAAGTGGAAGAGGTTGAGGTCGTTGAGATCCCAGCCGAAACGTCTGCTATTGATGACGCTGTTTCTGCGTTCCGCAAGGAACTAGATGAAGCACTGTCTGTAATTCAAGAGCAGAAAGATGCGCTATCTGATGCCTCGGCTAAGATTGAGCATCTAGAGACTGCCGGCGCCGTTAAGAAAAGCGTCGAAAGCGACGAAGATATGGTGGAGGAAATTCTTACTGAGAAGACTGAAGAGTCTTTTTGGGACAACCTCTATCTACCCCAAGAGATGATTAAAATCTTGGGCTATACAAAGTAATAAATAATAGGAGGATATAATGTCAACTCAGGAAGAAATTCTTGCGAAAGCAAATGAAGTTACGACCAGCGTTGTCGGTGCAGCTAGTGGCGGTATTTTAAAGCCCGCTCAGGCTAACCGCTTCATTGATTTCGTCGTTGATCAGTCTGTCTTGTTGCAGACTTCTCGTGTTGTGCGTATGCGGACTCCGCAGATGGAGATCGATAAGCTCTCTGTCGGTACGCGCATCATGGCGAAGGCAACTGAGGCTTCTGACACCAGCGCAAACGCTGCTGTGACCTTCACCAAAGTGTCGCTTACAACTGTGAAACTTCGCTTAGATTGGGAAGTCAGCACTGAGTCCC